AAGCATATGAAAGTAGCTTATCAGGAATTACAACAGGGTATAAAACATCCATGAAAAGAGTTGATGGCCAATGAGTAAAATTAATAGAGGGAAAATAAGCAAACAGATATATAAGCAACTAGAGAAAAAAGGGTTATTAAAAGAAATTAAGATATTAAGAATAGGTAAAAATGCTTATGGTGAAAAATTAGAAGATTTATATGTAACAACTATAAAAACTTATTACTATAAAGAAAAAAGTAAAATAAATATTAGTCCAGACACTGGAGCAACGGTGAATACCAATCACTATGATAAGTTATTAGTTACTTATAATGAAGAAAGTAAAAAGATAAAGAAAGATGATTATTTTGTTTTAGAAAATATTAAATTCAGAATCATAGACACAGGAAATGTAGAGAATATAGTCTTTGATATGTATTTGAACAGGATGTGATAGTGTGAGTTTTAATTTTAATATAGAGAGTGTTATTAATGGCCTATCTGAATTTGAAGTAAAATCTAAGGCCGCAATAGGAGTTTATGCTGATACTGCAGGAAAGAAATTAGAAGATCATGCTAAGAAGAATACAAAGTGGACTGATAGAACTGGTTTAAGTAGGAAAACTATAGAAGGCGGGAAACAGTGGGAAGGTGACAAGTGCAACATTTATGTGGCTGGCAATACAGAGCAATTTCCATACTTGGAGCTAGCAATGGATAAGCAGTATAGTATTCTTAACCCTACTGTAAATAAATTAAGTCCAGAAATACTAAAGGGACTTAATAAAATATTGGAGAAGTGATGTAAATGGCTAGTTTTAATTATAAGGTTCCAGGGGATCATCTTCAACAGGATTTAATAAATAGTACAATTCCTCAAACTGTATGGCAAGAGATCTATTCACACTTAAAAAAACTAGGATATGAAGTATATTCCCCTGGACAAAAGAGAGATAAATGCACAGATAGTTATGTAGTTGTAAAAGAGAATGGGACTTATGCTACAAATGGGGATGTAAACGGATATAAGTTATTTGACATCATTATTTATCATCCTATGTCTAATTATACTTCTATGGAGTTTTATGTAGAGAATATAAAACAAGCTATGAAGGATATAGGAGAATTAAGACCTACAGGCAATGAAACACCATCAATAATAGATGATAAGGTAGCAGCCTATACTTCAAGTGTAGAGTATGTTCAGTATAAACAGCTTAAAAAAATAGGAAAGTGAGGTAGATAAATATGGAAGGTAAGAGTTTAGTAAATGTAATAAAATGTTTTGTTATAAATGAAAGAACGCATGAAAAATTTGATATAGCAGATACAGCAAGTGAAGTAGGAGTAGAACCAATATTAAGTGAAGGCAAAAGGGATATATTAAGGGTTAAAAATAAAATATTAGCTATAAATGAGACAGAAAATATTGTTATTGGATATAAGCTAAAATTAAAAGATAATACATTTAATTTGGATGTAATGTCTTTGGTTGATGGTGGACAAATAACTTCTAATGGTTATAAATCTACAGGAGCAGGACAGGTAGTAGACAAGGATCTATTTACTTTAGAAATTTATACAGAGGAGAAAGATTATAGCAGGACAGTAGGATATACAATATTTAAATTTAAACATTGCAAAGGGAAAGCTCCCAAATTTAGTATAAAAGATGGTGAATTTATAGTACCAGAATTTGAAGCAGAAAGTATACCATTTAGAGGGGAATCCGCAGTTGAAATAGATAGTGCAACCACTATACCAACAGAGCCAATTCCAGATGAACCAGAACCAATTGAAAATATAGGGGTAGAAGGTGGAACTGTAGAAGATACAAATACAGATGTTGGAGTAGAAATAACTAATAGGGTAGTATGGACATTTACAGAAGCTATAAATCAAGATGATGTAACAAAAACAAACTTTTCTGTAAAAAGAAAATCTGATAATAGTTTAGTAGATGGTAATGTAACTATAGATACAACTAAAAAAATAATAACATTTATACCTAATTCTTTAGCGATAGATACAACATATATTGCAGAAGCTAAGGCAGTTAATAAGCTAGATGAAAGTGGAACTACTACAGCACTATCAACAGAATTTAAAACAGTAAAAATAAAATAATGGGGGAATGATGATATGGAGTTACAAGTAACAAATTTAGAACAATTAAAACAGATGGCAGAATATGATATATTGGAATTACCAAGATTTAAACAGGAGATACCTTTTAATGTAAAAGTTAAACGTGTATCTCTATTAAATTTAGTGCGTAAAGGGGTAATACCTAACAAATTATTAAGTGCAGCAGAAGAATTATTCTATGGGAAAAGCTCTAATAAAGGCAACGTAGACATGAAAACACTTACAGATGTAATGTTCATTATGGCAGAAAATACACTTGTAGAACCTAGTGTAAAAGATTTAGAAGAATTAGGATTAGAGTTAACTGATGAACAAATTGTTTCTTTATTTAATTATAGCCAAAAGGGGATTGAAGAGATAGAATCCTTTCGTAAAGAGCCAGAGGATAATTAGTATAATTGCAATGAGTCAACAGTACAAACAAAGACCAAGTGAAATAATAGGCTTAGAGGGAACATATGAAGCATTTTGTTTTGATGAAGCATGTATGTATATCACTTCTAAAATACAGGATGAAGATAGTCCTAAACCTAGATTTTCTGATGGTGAAGAAACAAATAAACAAAATAATAATGATGTAATTGAGTGGTTAAATACTAATAACCGTTAACCATTTTATTTTAAATTAGGGAGGAACATTATGGCAACTGTTAAAAATCCAATAGTAACTTGTGATAAATGTAATAAAGAGTTTAAGTTAAAGCAGAGTAGACTAAAAACTAAAATAGTAGCAGAAGGAATAGAAAGAAGTTATTTTAAATGTCCAGAATGCAAACATAAATTTATAATTATGTATAAAGATAAAGAAATTAAAGAAAATCTAAAAGAAATGGACAACATAAAAATACAAATACAGGAATTATTAAAGAGTGATAAAAGTACAGAAAATTTAATAGAACAATATGAAAAATTGTACTACAGAAATTTGGATATAAGTGAAAATTATAAAAGTTTATATGGAAGATAAGACTTAAAGGCATAGCGATATGTCTTTTTTTATTCCCAAATTGGGAGGTGAGAATATATGGCAGTAAACGTAGGTACGGCAATTGCATATCTACAATTAGATAAAAGTGGATTCCAAAACAGTATAAAAAGTGCAGGGGCAGACCTTAAAAACTTTGCTACAGGAAATGGTAGTGCAGAAGATAAAGTTAAGTCTTTAGGAAGTGCATTAACATCTACAGGAAAAGCAATGGCAAAACCTTCTATTGCAGCAGGAGGATTTTTAGCAATGGCAACTAAAACAGCTATGGGCTTTGAAGCAAGTATGTCCAATGTAAGTGCTTTAAGTGGAGCTACAGGAAAAGATTTAGAAGAATTAGGACTAAAGGCAAGGGAAATGGGAAAAGGTACATCTAAAAGTGCAAAAGAAGCTGCGGATGGAATGGGATATATGGCTTTGTAACTAAGGTCAGCTAGAAAGAAATTTCTAGTAAAAGATATTCGGTGAATTCGGTGAAGGCTAAGTCGTGAGACATGCTAATACCGAGCCAAGCACACGAAAGCTAATAAAAGTAATGTGAAGGCGTAGAGACTAGGTAGTGAGTTATAGCAAACGATAATCTACCCATGAGTGCCGAACACCTTAACACATAATGGTGAAGGTGAAGATATAGTCCGATACTTAGAGGAAACTTTAAGAGTATGGGATAAAGAGCCTATACATAACAAATGTTAGCAGGTTGGAAACAGAAAGAAATACTTGAAGGAATTGAACCAGTATTAAAACTTGCAGAAGCAGGTAATATAGACCTCGCAAAAGCTTCTTCTTTAACAACAGATTCCCTTTCCGCAATGGGCTTAACCACTAAGGATTTACCGCACTATTTAGATGTTGTAGCACAGGCAGCAAGGAGTTCTAACACAGACATAGACCAAATGACAGAAGCCTATATAGGAGTAGGAGGGACTTTAAAAGGCTTAAATATACCAATGGAAGAAAGTGCAGTCGTACTTGGTATGTTAGCTAATAAGGGCATAAAAGGTTCAGAATCAGCAACTGCACTTAATGCAGTAATAAACAACCTAACCGCACCAACAGGGCGTGCTAAGAAGGCATTAGAAGAAATTGGTTTTTCTGCGTTTGATAGCGAGGGGAAATTTAAAGGTCTTACCAATGTTTTAATGGAAGTAAAAGAAAAAACTAAAGGAATGACAGAAGAACAAAGAAATACGATTTTAAGTATGATTGGTGGGAAAGAACACATAAAAGACTTAAATGCACTTTTAAGTGGACTAGATGGAGATTATGGGAAGTTGACTAAAGCCATAGGCAAGTCAGATGGTGCTTTAGAAGATATGGCAGGTACTATGCAGAACAACTTAAAAGGTGCTTTAACTACTCTTAAATCTGCATTTGAAGAATTACAGATATCTTTAGCACAAAATGTTATACCAATATTATCTAAATTTGTAAAGTTTGTAACTAAAATAGTAAATGCTTTTAACAAATTACCACAACCAGTAAAAAGTGCAATAGGAATAATAGTAGGTGCAATAGCTTTACTTTCTCCAGTATTTTTAATTTTAGGCAAGCTAGTTAAAAGTGTAAGCACAGTAATCGGTGCATTTAGAAAACTATCAGGGGCTGCAAAGATATTTAAAATGTTACCCACATTAATTACACCACACACATTTATTATTGTCGGGGCAATACTTGCAATAGGATTAGTGGTTTACGAAGTAATTAAGCATTGGGACGCACTTAAGAAAGCAGCACAAAATTTATGGAAAATCATAAGTGATATATGTAAGAAAATAAGCAAC